CTCTGTCAAAGCCGAAGAGCGGCAGGAGGGTGATGACGTCACCAAAACACGGGTTATTTTTATAGCTTGCTTGATCCATCTTCTCATGGATAAAATGCTATACTCTAGTTTCATGAAAGGTTCATATATGAGGGATGCCAACATGATTACACATAAGTGGCGTAAAGGAGGCGCACAGTACCTGGCAAACAAGATGGCTTATATGCGTGATGACATGTTTTACTTTACATTTGATGTCATCAACTTTGATCAGTCCGCGCTTGCGTCGATGATTAGTTTAATTCTTCTTATGCCACTTATAAACCTTGATGATGATGGCAGTGAGAATTATCGCATTGCTAGGGCCTTTATGCTTCAGCGAGCACACGAGATGTCAGTGAAAATTGTTAAATGGATAAATAGTGAGTATAGGCTCATTATTGGACAAATATTTTCAGGTCTTCTTGTCACCAGTTGGATTGATACCATGTATATGACTCTGGTATCTCGTTGCGTTTATATGATGATATACCAAGAGATACTGAAGAAGGACCCTGATAAGGCAGAAAGATTTAGATTGTCCGTTCTCCGATACAACATATACGGTGATGATAGCACTCATGGTGCACAAGAGGAGTTCTTTGACGATATTATAGGTGACATTACCCCCGATTACCCTCTTGGCAACTTCCAACGAATGTGTGAGCAGTATTTTGGTATATGCTTTAAGTTGTCCCAGACGGCGCTCTTTAGACGCACATCATGTACGAGCCCCTTCCTTACAGTTGTCAAACCTGTTTATTCGGACAACGGTAAGTTGGTCAAACACGAAATCATCCAACAAGGCCCTGTTTTTTTAAAGAGATCTTTTGTATGCATCAAGGTGAAGGGTGTATTCCAGGTTATGCCGTGGCGGCATGAGGACGATTATTACCATAGGCTGGCTGTATCTGCTAAAAATACGGCCTATGATCCTTTCAAGTGGCGGTCTAAATACCTGGGACTCTTGATAGACACCATGGGTACCAATCCCCTTGCCTATCGTATGTGCAAAGCTATGTACTATGGGTTGACTAATTTGCCCAGTTCTTGGATGGTCAAGGACCGTTTGTATCGCCCCGTCAATGTCCCAATACCAGCCAACGTCTTTGCTACAGTTCCTACTGAGCAACAGTTGCAGGAATATATAACTGAGGGTGATGAAAGGCTTGCCAAGTCATTTGAAAAGACGGGTCTTGATAATAAGTCAGCCAGAAATGCTATCAACCACAAGTGGCTGATTGAAGAATTTGCGTGGGACGACATTTGGCGCACTGCATGGGCGGTACACTATGGTCTGGATATGTACAACCATTTTGGTGACAAGATTTACGTTGAGTGGCTAGGTAAAGACAACACTCCTGAGAACTACCTCGAATCAGTGGCTAGTGAGTATGATGAAGTTTAGGTGTAAAATGTTCTTCATAAAAAAAAAACACGCG